GTCAGTTTCGACATGGTGCTGTTGATCATGGATGCTTCGTTGTCACTGCGTTTGAGCGCGGATGCAGCACGCTCGGTCATGTCCTGCATCCCTAGCGCATAGATGCCCATCTGCTGAGCGAACTCACCCTTGATGGCGCTGTTCAGCAGGCCCAGTCGCACCTTGCGTGAGGTGGCATTGTTTTGCAGTTCACCCCAGCTGCGGCCTAGTTGCTTGGCAGCTTGTGCCATCAGCAGCTTGCCGGTCTGTCCACCGCCCTGGCGATCAGAACCACGCGCTCCAGCCTTGCTGTCCTCTACCAGCGCCTGGATTTTGTTGAGCTGCCAGCCCAGGTAGTCACGCTGTTCCTCGAGCGCCAAGCTGCTCACCAGCTCCTCTGTTTCGCGGTTCAGCTTGCTTGTCGCTTGAGCGCTTTGAAGCGCGGTCTGGTTGACCTGGTTGAGGAACTGCCTGGTGGTCTCGAGTGTGTCAATCGTTAGCGCTTGCATCCGGTATGGATAGTCGATCGAAGCTTTCGCAAACTCGGTGTTTTGCTCTATGGCCGCACGAGCGTTGATCTCGCCAATCCGAGTGCTCAGCTGTTGAGATGCCGCGTTGAGCATCTGGGACTGATAGGCCTGGTAGTCCGATGATTTCTGCCGTTCGTTGAAACGCAGCTGTTCGACGCGGGCCTTGTCCCACCACCACTGGGTCCTGGCCGCCAGGTTGGCCAAGCGCCACTCCTGCTTGTCGCGCTTAAAGCGCTTCTTGGCTTGCGCCTCCGCTGCTTCGTACTGCGCGTCGGCCTGGCTTTGTGCCGATGATGCACCAAAGATTGAGGAGCCGATGCCGGCGACTGCTCCGATGACGGCGCCAATAGGGAATGGCATCAGCCCACGCTCCTCGACCGATCGTTGTAGTTGCCTTCCCAGATGGCGCCGGTGATCGTCACGGGAAGGTAGCTGTCACTCTCAACGATAACTCTGCACTCCGTGTTCTTGCTATAGACAGGAGCGCGGAATGTGCCTGTATCAACGAAGCTCGCTTCTGTTGTCAATTCGTTGTTGAGTACATTGAGCTTTCTACTTCTGTACTCGTACCTGCTGTCGATTGCTCTTCCATTCCGTTTCACCACCACGTCGTAGAAGCCGGTGTTGAAGTGGTTGATTTGCCACGTCGCTACCTGCAACCGCCCGGCCTGCTCGCCGACTACCCGCTGCCGTGCTTGATCCCTGGATGGGACAAACGCCTGGGTGAACTCGTACTCCATTGAATACCGGCGGCCAAAGGTCAGCTTGGAGCTGCTCCAGTCACCAGGCACATTGCATGTAATGGTGGTGCCAGACGATGCTGAGCCGATCTCATACATCTTTGGCCCGCTGTTATCCGGTCGGGTCACGATGCTTGTCAGGCCTTGCATTTCATATGGCAGCGTGAATGTCGTGCGGTTGGTGACCGAGCTGTACGCCGCGGTGACATTGTTTGTGGTGGTGTAGTCGCTATTGCACTCGGGATACCGCAACTGGCGATCCATGTGAATCGTTGGGGTGCTTATTTGGTCCAGTTCCTCGCTATTCATGAAGCAGCTGTATGTGCCGTCTGGGTATGCCATCAGAAACCACAGCTCATTGCCGATGAACTTCAGCCATACAATGTCACCATCAAAGGTCCACTCGCTCCAGCTGGCCTGGCTTTTGGCCAAGCTGTCAGTCCCCGACTGCCACAGATACTTGTAGACGTAGAGCTTCTTTTTGTTGTTGGGTGTACGGCACACGGCCATGTCGATCGTCTCGCCTACATCCCAGTGGGTAGCCAGACCGTCGATGTACTTCGGCAGTGATGACGTGATGTTCAGGCTGCCACCTAAGTTCATGCCAAGCCTACGAGAGACCGTTTCAATAAACTGGTACTCACGGAAGTTGGTGTAGTTAAACTCGTTGGTGGCAAAAATCACCACAGGGCCAGCGATCTTAGGGCGCAGGTCCGGATTCATCAGGATGTTGCTCAGTCGCAGGATGGTGGCCGTCCGCGGCGTCAGCACATCAACGTCCGCTGGTTTGATCTGGAACTGACTGTTGCCACTGAAGGCAAGCAGCGACTCATTCACCGGCAGCAACCAGTTGAGCCGGGTGCTGGTCTCCGATGTAGCACGGAGATCAATCGGATCCGTCTCTAAGACGGCGACAGATGTGTCAGGGAAGAAATTAAAGATGTCATCCGTCTCGCTCATCACAACGGTTTCACCAGCGCAGATCGCATAGCGACCGCGGAATAGCACGTGATCCTTGATGATCTGACCAACGAAGCTTGGCGTCGGCACCGTGGACTCATCCCCTGCAGTCCTGCTGCCCCATGTCGGGAAGGTGTAGGTGTAGGTGACGCCACCAGTCGTCAGGCTTCTTGTCGCCCCATCTGCTGGCCCCACAAAGAACACCTGCGGTGCCGCCCGGTAGATCACCAGTGGCATGGTGCTTTCATCCAGCTTGAACTGCTGGCCAGGTTTCAGTGTCTCAACCCAGGTTCCTTCGCCGAACGTGCTGCCGTCGTTGGTAAAGAACTTCACCCAGTAGTCGTCTTGGGCGTTAGCGGGTTCGGAGTCCACCTTCACGATGAAGCCGTCTGATGCCCGTGCTGGCAAGTCGGAGAACTTCGAGACCGTGTTGCGGATTACTCGGGCCAGCGTGTTGGAGCGGCTGTCATCCAGCTGCAGCGTGAAGTCACCGCCATCGTTCTTGGCGACAAGCACCACCGCCCCGTTGGCAGTAGCTGTGTAGCCAGTCACTCCATTGATCTGTGCGGCCAGTCCTGAGGCCACCGTGGCGGTGCTGATCGTGTTGCTGGTATCAGTGACCTTCGGTGTCGTCACCGGTGTCAGAGCCGTGCCTGCGAGCGTCACGGTGTAGCTGACGTCGTAGGTCACACCTTGCACAAAGATCAGCGCATCAGTCTTTGCGGCAGGTGCTGTCGTCGCTGACAGGGCCGTGCTTTTCTCCCGGTTCAGCAGCAGGCCCAGTGGTCCGTTGTTGATCAGGACAAACTTCTTGTACAGCTCTGTCAGCTGATAGATGTAACTGGTGCTGTCACCAATGATCCGCTCATACGGCGAAGCGTTGACCGTCATGCCGGTGCCATGCACATCCAGCTTGCAAGTCAAGCCATTGAGCAGGATGCGCAGCTCAGTCGTGCTACCAACTGGTGTGAGCGTGACGCTGTAGTTCTCGTCCCCCACTACGGGCATCATCTCGACGTATAGGTCCTGGAAGGACGTGTCGAAGATTCGACCCGCGTAGTTGGTCGGTGCTCGCTTTGTCAGCCCCTCCACCGGTGAGCTATAGGCGTTTACTTGCCGCTCTCCCTGGCCGGGCAGTCGTAGGTGTGGCGGCTGCTGACTGACTCCTTGCGTCAGGGTGTCGAGCTTGCCTTGAATCAAGCTCTGTGGAGCGCGGCGTGTGCCGGTGATGTTGGACTTACGACGCATCACACACCTCGGTAACGAAGGCCATCAGAAGGGATGTAGCCAATGCCTTGGCCCACCCCGCGGTCATTGCCCCACAGCAGGTTGTTGCTGAGGCCGCGCTCTTCGTCGCGGATCAACATGGCCCGGGCGTACTCCTCATCCTGTGCGGTGTACGTGTAAATCGCATTGCTGTTCAGGTAGCGATCGGAGTAGATCCGTGCTGCACGGATGGTCACGTACTGCTGTGCAGTGTGAGGCAGTTCATCCCAGCCGAGCTGGCTCACCACGTAGTCCACGATCAGCGCCGTGGCCATGTCAGCGCCAAAGGCAAACGTGCGTTTTGCTCGGTCGTAGACCTTGAGACCACGCTGCACGTACTGCTTGTCGGGGTAGCGGTTGGGGCTGAACTGTGTGCTTAGCGTGTTGCTGGGTAGCACGAACTCTTCGGCTGACGTCTTGGTGAGCGGTACGTTCCAGTCCGTGTTCCAGCTCCAGCCTTCAGCCTGGACATCGCGGGACACCTCCCCCAACGTCTTGCGTGCCAGGGATGAGTCCGTGATCTCGTTAATTGAGATGTCGCTGAGCTTGTCAACCGGTGCCTCACCGATAACGCTCAGCAACGTGTTGACAGCTTCCAGCTCGGTCATCTTGTTCAGCCCTTGGTGGCGTAAAGCTTCTCGGCCAGCTTGATCAGCGCAGCCTTGGTCAGTGTGGTGTCCACATCATCTCCGTTCGGAGCGAGATACTCCACAAGCTCAGCCTTCTTCATGGCTGCGAAGTCGGGCCTTTGACCAGACGGCACCTCGGTCACGGGATCAACTGATTGATCCTCTACCCAACTGACATTCAACTCAACGCCGTCAACTGTGATGGCCATGAAAAAGAGGGGCATTGCTGCCCCTCATTCTGTAGTCCCCCTAGGCCTGATGCTAGGCCACGGTGTTGTGGATCTCGACGATTGCTTCAGGACGCAGATAGCCGAAGCCACATGCGTACTTAGCAACCATCAGAGTGGACTGGTACATGACGTTGTAGTCGTTACCAGTCATCTGCATGGAGATACCGCGCAGGTTGACAACACCAGCAGCACCCTTCTGGAAGGCAACCATCTTGGTGTTAGTCATGTCCACAGACGACAGCACAGTGTCGCTGCCATTCCAGGTGAAGCCTTGCTCACCGGCTGCAGCAGTGACGTTGCCCTGCGTGATGTGGTTGCTGGGGTAGATGCTGAAGCCTGCCAGCTGGCTGATCTGGCCCTTGGAGTAGGAACCATTCGCACCCTGCTGGTTGAAGTCGAAGTTCACTGCACGGCTGGATTGAATCAGCGTGTAGTAGACCTCGGGGCTGCACACCAGCACGCGACCATCAGAGCTCACGTCCTTCTCGTCGAGCGCCTTGGCAGCTGCGAATACAGCAGCCACGTAGTCGTCAGCGGTAGGGGTGGCCTTGTTGATGTTCACCCGGGTGCCAGTGCGTGCAGCCTGATCAGGAGTCAGGCCGGTCGGCAGGTTGGCAGTCAAGTCAGAGGTGCTCTGACGGGCGCCCAGGGTCAGCACACGAGCCAGTCGCTTGTCATAGGCGCGGGCAAGGGCTTGGCCCAGCTCACGGCTATAGATCGAGCGAATGTCGAAGTGGTTCTTGGCCTCGTCCAGGTCGTACAGAGCGGCGTCTGCAATCAGCAGATCGTCGATCTTGATCACGACCTCGTTCTGGGCCATGTTGCCCTGGCCTTCGATCTGCTTCCCGGGTGTGTGGAAGCGAGCCAAAAACCTTCCCGTTACGGGAAACTGGGCGCTTTTCCCG